CCGCAACAACAAACGTTTATGGTGTACCGTCAATACCTTTTAGTGGAAATAATTTATGTGATGGAGCAAACACATCGTGGTATTATTCATTATTTGATAATGTTGGTGGCGGAAGTTATACAGGATTCTCATTTTGGTCAATTGTTACTGGTGTAACTAATATTACTCCAATTACAACAACCACAACCGCACCAACAACAACATCAACAACAACCGACCCTTGTGTTATTCCTGTTCCAACAACAACAACAACAACAACAAGTCCTATTCCTGTTGAGTGTTTTTCAGGATCAGTAATGGGCGTAATTTATTATTATACAGGAACATCATATACAGAATATGATGATATGGTTGTGGCAACATTTAGATCAAGAGGTATATCAACATATTCAAATGGTAATAACCCAATTTATGAAGTATCTAATTTGGCAGACGTAGTTTTAGATATGACAGGACAATATTCTGGTGTATTACAAAACCCATATCTACCATTTGGTGTTAATGTTACTAATAAAGATGGTGTTAATTTTAACTTTGAAACGTCTTTTGCAACAAGTGACTCACAATATATAACAAAAGTTTTTGGTACGGATAATTTTGGTAAACCAAGAACAGTGGTTCCTTTATTTGTTGAAGAAAGGTTTCAGGCTTTATTAAACTATGGTTGGAGAAAAGGATTTATTAGAGGATTAAATCCAACATTAGTAGATTTAAATTCTGCACAAAGTAATGCTTCGGATTCTATTGGTTGGTATTTAGATAAATACCAAACACCAAGTTCTCCTTGGGTAGTATCTGAACTTAGGGGTACAAAAGTTTATAACCTATTTAAATTTTACACAATTTCAGATGGTGATTCAGCTAATTATGAAATAAAAATATCAATTGGTAATATTTCGTTTTCAAATCAAACATTTGATGTGTTTATTCGTGATTATTATGATACGGATTCAAATCCAGTTGTGATTGAGAAATTTACTAACTGTAGTATGGATCCAAGTCAAAATAATTTTATTGCAAAAAAGACAGGTTCATTAGATGGTGAATACCAACTTAATTCTAAATATGTTATGGTAGAAATGAATGAAGATGCTCCTGTTGATGCACTTCCTTGTGGTTTTGATGGGTTTAATTTTAGAACTTATGGTACCGCAACATCACCATTTCCTGTTTATAAAACAAAATACGATTTTCCTGGAGAAGTTATCTTTAATCCTCCATTTGGAACACCAATTCAAAGTGGTGGAGATAATGTTAGAAGAACCTATTTAGGTATTTCTAATAATAATAGTTGGGATGGTAATTATTTTGAATATATTGGTAAACGAAATACAATCTCAACTTGTGATATTGAAAGTGTTGATTGGAATTATAAATCAAAAGGTTTCCACATGGATAAGGATGCTTCAGGAATAACTATTTCAGATGCCTTTACAACATCAGGAACATCTAAATTTAATGTAGGGTCGGCAAATTTCTCATCTGAACCTAATAACCCAACAAGTCCTTATTATAGAATTTATTCAAGAAAATTCACTTTATTAGTACAAGGAGGTTACGATGGTTGGGATATATATCGTGAACATAGAACTAACAGTGATAGATATGTTTTAGGAAGAACTGGTTATTTAAATGGAGCGTGTCCTGATAACAGATATCCAAATGCAGTTGGTTGGGGAGCATTCAAACAAATTGCTGTTGGTGATGGTACTCAAGATTTTGCAAATACTGACTACTATGCTTATTTATTAGGAATTCAAACATTCTCTAATCCTGAAGCGGTTAACATTAATGTGTTTGTTTCACCGGGTATTGATTATGTTAATAATAGTGACTTAGTTGAATCAACAATAGACATGATTGAAAATGAAAGAGCGGACTCACTTTATATTACAACAACTCCCGATTATAATATGTTTTTACCAACAACTACAGGTAATGATGGTATTATTTATCCTCAAGAAGCGGTAGATAATTTAGAAACAACAGGAATTGATTCTAACTATACCGCAACTTATTATCCTTGGGTGTTAACTCGTGATAGTGTAAACAATACACAAATATATATACCGGCAACTGCTGAGGTAACTAGAAATTTAGCCTTAACAGATAATATTGCGTTCCCTTGGTTTGCAGCGGCAGGTTACACAAGAGGTATTGTAAACTCAATTAAAGCACGTAAAAAATTAACTCAAGAAGATAGAGACACTCTTTACCAAGGAAGAATTAATCCAATTGCAACCTTCTCTGATGTAGGAACCGTAATTTGGGGTAATAAAACTTTACAAGTAAGAGAGTCAGCTCTTGATAGAATTAACGTGAGAAGATTGTTATTACAAGCTCGTAAATTAATCTCAGCAGTATCTGTAAGATTATTGTTTGATCAAAATGACGAACAAGTTAGACAAGACTTTTTAAACTCCGTAAATCCAATATTAGATGCTATTAGAAGAGATAGAGGTTTATATGATTTCCGAGTTACAGTTTCTTCTGACACAGCAGACTTAGATAGAAATCAAATGACAGGTAAAATTTATATTAAACCAACAAGATCCTTAGAATTTATAGATATTACATTCTATATAACACCAACTGGAGCATCATTTGAAGATATTTAATTATTAAAATGTAAAAAAATAAAAAAAAGGAGGCTAGTTCTCCTTTTTTTTATTACCTTTGTGTTTATAAATATAAAAATAAACACAATGAAAATTAAACCTATTGATTTAATTCCGGCAGTAAAATATTATTCATTTGATTGGGATGATAATTTAATGTATATGCCAACAAAAATTTATCTTTTGAATGATAAAGGTAATAAAGTAGGTATGACCACAAAAGATTTTGCAGAATTTAGAGATATGGTCGGTAAAAAATTATTTAAATATAATGGACATACCATTGTTGGACCAGCAAAAGATGCTTATATCGAGTTCGGTGTTACTTATGACGATCAATTTTTAATTGATGTTATGGTCTCACCAACAGGACCAGTATGGGATGATTTTGTTGAAGCAATTAATAATGGATCCATTTTTTCTATAATTACTGCAAGAGGTCACACACCATCAGCAATTAAACAAGGTATATATAAACTAATTAAATCAAACAAAAATGGTATTGATTCAAATAAGTTGGTTAAAAATTTATTAAAATATAAAGATTTGGCGGATGAGGATATCTTAACTAAAGATAAACTTATAAAATCATATTTAGATTTGTGTCGTTTTCACGCAGTTTCTTTTGGTATGAGTTCTGAAACAAATCCAGAGCCAGGAAAAATTAAAGCTATGGAAGAATTTATTAAATATGTTAAAGAAATTTCTATTCAGTTACAGAAAAAGGCTTTAATAAAAAATAAAATAAATAATTATATTAAGCCATTTATTGGTTTTTCAGATGATGATGTAAAAAATGTATCTAGTATGAAAGATTATTTTAAAGATAAAGAAGATAATATACTACAAACTTACTTAACATCAAGAGGAATAAAAACAAAATATTAATAATAAATGCTAGTACTAGTATATTTTATTTAAAAAAAAATAAAAGTAAATAGAAAAATTTTATTTATCGTATATTTATAATGAAAATAAACATAAAATTAAAAATTAAAAATTATGGCTGATTTGTTAATGAAAATGCCAGTTCCGTACGAACCCAAAAGGCAGAACAGGTTTATTATAAGGTTTCCTTCAGATTTGGGTATCAACGAGTGGTTTGTGGAAAGTGCTTCAAGGCCATCAATAAAAATCGGTTCAACCGAAATACAATTCTTAAATACATCAACATTTGTTGCTGGTAGATTTAATTGGGATCCAATCACAGTTAAATTCCGTGACCCAATTGGACCATCTGCAGCACAAGCTTTAATGGAATGGGTTCGTTTATGTGCTGAGTCCGTTACAGGTCGTATGGGTTATGCTGCAGGATACAAAAAAAATGTTGATCTTGAAATGTTAGATCCAACAGGAGTTGTTGTAGAAAAATGGATATTAGAAGGCACATTTTTAACTGATGTTAATTTTGGAACATTATCATATTCTCAAGATGCTTTGGCGGACATTAGTGGAACACTTCGTATGGACCGTTGTATATTAGTTTATTAATTTCTTTTAAATAAAACTAAAATATATCTATTCATAGATACGATATTTAATTCCCATATATTAATATGTATGGGAATTTTTTTTTATTAAAATAACAAAATATATTAATTATTAAGATTTTAACTAAAAAAAAGAAATATATTTACAAAAAATATAAGTAAAGTATCTTTATAATAAAAAAACAATTATGGAAAACGATTCAAAACAGTATGGTCAAATGGATTTTAATTTACCTCACGATGTTGTGTCTTTACCTTCGGGTGGTAAATATTATAAATCTAAAAAGAAAAGTGTTAAAATTGGTTATTTAACTGCTGCCGACGAAAACACTCTTTTAAGTATGAACCCAAATAAAACAATTAAGGAATCAATTGTATTACCGTTATTAAGAAATAAATTATACGAAACGGATATTAGACCTGAAGATCTTTTAGATGCGGACATTGAGGCATTATTAATATTTTTAAGAAATACATCTTTTGGTCCTGAATATGTTATAAGTGTTACTGATCCACAAACAAATAATGAATTTAATGCAACAATATTACTTGATGAATTAAATATTAAAAAAATTAATATTGAACCTGATGATGATGGGTATTTAAAAACAACATTACCAAGAACAAAATCTAATGTTAAGTTAAAATTTTTAACTATGAGAGATTCTGTTGATATTGAAAAAACTTTAAGTGGATATCCATCAGGAATAATACCACCTATTGCAACTCTTAGATTAAGTAATATGATTGTTGATATTGATGGTAATACTAATAAGGGAGATATTGTTAAGTTTATTGATAATATGCCAATAATGGATTCAAAACATATTAAAAACTTTATGTTAGAAAACGAACCAAGATTAGATTTAATAAAAGAAGTTATCGCCCCGTCAGGAGAAAGAGTAATGGTGAACATTGCTTTTGGGGTGGAATTTTTTCGGCCTTTCTTCTGATTACTCAAAATTTATATTAGACGAATTTTATTTATTGGCAAAGATGTTAAGAACATCTTATTCCGAGTATTTAAAAATGCCAACATATGTGAGAAGATATCTTATTGATAAAATTATTGAGGAGCACAAAAAAAATAAATAATCTATATTTATTATAAAAATAGTTTTATTATATGGGACCGCCAAAAGGAAAAGTTGAGATAAAAGATCCAGATGTTGTTGTTGATACTAAATTATCAGATGATTTATTAAATATAAAAACTATATTGGATGCGACTTTAGAAACTGTTCAAAGTCCTACAACTTTATTTTCCAATTTAGCTGTAATAACTAAAGAGGTTTTAGGAACTATAGGTCCTTTGGGATGGTTAGAAGCATTACAAAATTTAGATACAGAAGCAACTAAATTAGTTAGAACTTTTGGAATCAGTAAAGATAGAGCTGGAGAATTAACCCAAACCATTGCCGATGCAATACCCCAATTTGTTGGTATTGGTCTTGATGTTGGTGATGTTGCGGAAACTTTAAAAGGTTTGGGAGAAACCATGAAGGTTAATATTATGTTAAACGCTGAGTCTTTAACTAGTTTTGCGGCAACCGCAGAAGTAACTAAAGTAAAACAAAGCGAATTAGCTGAAAAATTTAGGGATGTCGGTGTTAGTATTGCAAGTATTGAACCTAAAATGTTGGATGTTGTTAAAATTGCAAGACAAGCAGGAGTAACAGTTCAAGCTGTTTCTGCCGGTGTTGTTACTAATTTAGATAAAATGAACCTTTATAATTTTGAGGGTGGGATTAAAGGATTAGCAAAAATGGCAGCACAAGCTTCAAGATTGGGGGTTGAGATGTCAGCAATATTTACTGTTGTAGATAAAGTATTTAATCCTGAAGGGGCAATTGAATTTGCTGCATCACTACAAAGATTAGGTGTAACATCAAGTCAATTACTTGATCCATTAAGATTGATGGATTTAGCTCAAAATGACCCAACAGAACTTCAAAACCAAATTGTAAACATGACAAAAGAGTTTACAAGATTCAATAAGGAGAATAATCAAATAGAAATATTACCTGGAGCTAAAAGACGTATTGACGAAATTGGTAAGGCGATGGGATTACCTGCCGGCGAATTACAAAAAATGGCAGTAAATGCGGGGATGTTTGAAATGAAATTAAAACAAATTAAATTCCCAACCGATATTGCAACCAAAGGAGATAGAGAACTTATTGCAACAATGGCACAAATTGGTAAGGATGGTATTGCCAGAGTAAGGATAGAAGAAACACGTATAGGTAAAGATGGTAAAGAAGAAGGAACGGGAGAATATATAGATAAATTAGTTAGTGAATTAAATACTGATGATGTTACAAAATTGGCACAACAACAAAAAAGTAATGACGCATCAATGGAAGAAATTGCGAAAGATCAATTAACTTATTTGAAACGAATATCTGCAAATATAAACGAAGTTGTTGCGGCAGCTAAATATGGTCCCGCAAGTTCTAAAACAATGCAAGATTTATACTCAGGAGCGTTAGGAGGATTTGAAAGATTACTAAATAATAATATACCAGAGGATGCAAGGGAATCCAAAAATTATAGAACATTTACTGATATAGCCGCACCATATGTGAAGGATCTAGTGAAAGAATTTTTAGATTCAGATACATTAAAAGAGTTGGGGGCAGAAATTAAAACAAAAATTAATGATGGTTTTTCATTTGTAAAAGATTTTGTGATTAGTTCAAGCTTTGGTATGGGAGGAAATGATACTCCTTTAATTCAATCATTAAATAACCCAAACTTGAATATTTCTTATGAACCAATGACAATAACAACTGATAATAAATTCGCCGTTGATTTTAATGTTATTGCTGATGATAAAATTAGTGGTCAGGCAATTCAAGATATTAATACTGCTATATCTAATTATTTTAATGGTCCTGATGGAACAAAAAATATGCAAGCTTTACTTAGTAGAATTGATAATATTAGAGCATCAAATGGTCAAAAACCAATTTTTAAATCCAAAAAAACCGACTAAAGGTATTTATAAATAAAGAAAAAAAAATGCCAGAAAGTGTTTTATCATTTACATCATCATCATCTTTTAGAGATTTATTAATATCTAGAAATTTACCACCATATCAGGTAGAAGGGTCGTTTAACCCCCCATCTGGTAATGTGGTTTATGAGATTAGTCCTTTAAATGATAGTAATGTTATTGATTCACCCAATAATTTAATTTCAACAAACCAATTAGCAAATAATTTATATCCATTAAATGAATGGGGTCCTGATGGAGGATTTATAGGTAAATATAGTGTTCCGGGAGCACCATTACCTGTTGGAAGTAATAATGGTCCTTATGATCCAACAGATTCATCCTTAGATTTAATTAATGAATTTTATATTGATGCGGCATATATTAAAAATATTTTTGGACCTGAAGGGGGATATAAAGATTTAATTATTATAACCGACCTACAATTATCTTCACAGTATTATTTACCGTATTATAATGGAGTCCCAAGTACTTTTATCCCATCAAGTTATACCCCATACTCAATATTAATATCGAATGATCCAAGTGGGGATATGGGATTGTTATCTCAAGATTCTTATATTGCTAAAACAGGAGCGGGATATTTAAAAGGATATTTTCAAGAAAGAATTGCTCAAGAATTTTATCAAATGACTCTTGGTAGTATTAACTTAAGTACTTTACAAGATCCTTTTAGTGCCACTATGTTGGCAACTGGACAACAACCATTCTTTACTAAGAATTGGAAAATAACAGTACCTGAAAATCCATTGTTAGCTGCTGTAAGTTTTTTGAATCGATTAACAGGAACTTATTTTCCTGTATCATTTATTCCTGGAGATTACTTTGATGATCCTGATCCAATATATTCACCACAAACCCAAAACGCATTAAACGTTGTAAACAATTTAACAGGTGGTGCATTAGGTTCTGTTTTAAATAATTTTAGGAGTCCTTCTGAAATATTTTTAGCAAACACTGGTAATGGTCAACAATCTGTTTTATTTAAAAGTTTAGAATATAATTTATATCGACCAAATTATGATAAACCACCATTACAACAATTTACAAGTGTTATATCTAATTTATTTGGAGCAGGACCTAATGGTGGGGGTGGTTATTATGTTGGTAGTGAAGATGTTGAACCGTCACTTATAACTCATCCCGCAAATCAAGTTGCTGTTAATTATCTTGGAAAACAACAATCAACATTGGTGTACGGACCTTCTGAATTAGGTAAACTTTATGAGGGTAACGAAGGTAAAATTAATTTTGGTTTACAGGCGGAATCATATTCTAATCAAGGGGGTATAAATGGAAATTTTGTATGGACATCACCAAAATATAAAGAAAATGCTGGATGGAAAGTTGGGGTTGGTGGAGAAAATAAAATTATTGACGAAGAGTTTAACCAAATTCAAAATTCATATAATCAAAATTTATCCACGGAGATTGAATTTAGGGGAGGATCAATATTAGATAATACTCAAAGAATAATAAACGCCGCAGACAATGTTGGTGGACAGGCTAGATTAAAACACGCAGGTAATGCTATAAATCAAGTTTCCAAAGTATTCAATGATGGATATAAAGAAATGACAAAAGGTTCTCAAGTTATTGCTTACTACGATAGTTCGACGGGAGATAGTACTATTGGTGTTGATGGAACTGAGATAGGTAGAGAATATTGTCGAGTATTCCAAAAAGATACACCATATTTAACATATGCTGATTTACAAAAAACTGATGGTATTACAGAGTCAGGTCGTAAATTCAATAATTCTGTTCTTGATAATACATTTAATTTAAATATTGCACCATTAAGAAATCCTGGATCAACTAATATTATTGATAGTAAGGTAAAAAAATATATGTTTTCATTGGAAAATTTAGCTTGGAGAACTTCAGATCAACCGGGATATACTTATGATGATTTACCAACCTGTGAAAAAGGTCCAAATGGTGGTAGAATAATGTGGTTTCCCCCATACGACATAACATTTAGTGAAGATTCTAGTGCTAATTGGAACCCAACTAAATTTTTAGGTAGACCGGAACCAATATACACTTATTCAAACACAAGTAGAAGTGGAAGTATAAACTGGAAAATAG